AAAACCACGAATGGAAGGGACATTTAAAACCACCATTAAAAGACCACGTGGAAGGCGGAAAGGCGTTTTTAAATAGATGCGACGATATGTTTGTTATTCATAGATTAATTAAACACGAATCAATGAAATTTTTTACATTGGTAGGAGTTGAAAAAATCAAAGATATGGACACAGGCGGGAAACATACGGCTTTAGATATTCCAGTTTTATGCAACTATAATTTTGGTGTAGGGTTCACAATTGAAAGTATTGACCCCTTACAAAAGTTAAGACCAAAACAAGCGCCAATTTTTAAGCAACAAAAAAAACTTGATATTTGGGACGAATTGAACAAAAAAGCAAACCAATAAAAACACGAAACAATGGAAATAAAACTACTAAGCGCAACGGCAATTTTACGCAAAACTTTACTCAAGTTAAAAATTAGCCGTGAAGAAATCGAAGCAAAAAACGGACACCGATCCGATTTAATAAATTCGATGATTGAAACCGAAAACGAAATATCCGAAGTATTAACAACTTTTTTAATTCTGGAAAAACAAGCACGAATATTTTCGTCAAGTTCAAATAGTTTAGAACAATTAAACTTAGAATTGAAATTTAGAATTAAGCAATTAGAAAAAGAAATCGAAGTAAATAATTTTTAAGATGAAAAAATGTAAAAATTGCAAGGCGGAATTTACGCCAATAAGATTTAACCAAAAATATTGTTTGGAAGAACCTTGCATAAAAGTTTGGGTTAACTCACAAAAAGAAAAAGAATGGAAAACACGAAAACACGAAATAAAGGAAAAATTACAAACCGTTCAGGAGTTGACAAAATTAGCGCAAACTTATTTTAATAGTTTTATACGGAATCGAGACCGAACAAAAGGTTGTATTTCTTGCGGTTCGTTATTAGGACAAAAATTTGACGCTGGACACTATTTTAGTTCGGGCGGACACAAAGCGTTAACGTTCAACGAGGACAACGTTCACGGACAATGTGTTTATTGTAACCAGCATTTACACGGCAATCTTTTGAATTATCAAATCGGAATACAACAAAGAATTGGAGCGGAACGATTAATTGAACTAAGTGAAAAAGCACACGAAACACGAAAATTTACACGCGACGAATTAAAAGAAATAATAGAAACATATAAACAAAAACTAAAATGTATTTTAAAATAACACCAGAACAATTAGAAAAAGCAAAACACCGAAACACGTTTGGTCAATTAAAAAATTCAATAGAAGAAGGAAAAGGTACTTATTTAGGTTCGGTTGGAGAAGTTGTTTTAATGGATTATTACATAAATAAAGGGGTAAAAGTTGAAGACGGACAAAATTTTGATTACGATTTTATAATAAATGATTTTAAAATTGATGTAAAAACACAATCGATGCAATACAAACCCAAACCAAATTACACTTGTCATATTCCAAACTTCAATATAAAACAAGATTGCGATTATTACGCTTTTATGTTTATTAATTTAAAAACAAACGATGCTTATTGTGTTGGAATGATAAGAAAAAAAGATTGGAAATTAATAGCAAAACTAAAAAAGCAAGGGGAAATGGGTTGCGTAAAACCTTTTAAATGCGACACTTGGATTTGTTTAATTAGCGATTTATTAAAAATAAATTAAAAAAATATAAAATAAATAGTTCTATATTAAAATATAATGTTTATATTTGAAAATAATTATTAACCAATAAAACCAATAAAAATGAAACACTTATTTAAAAGTTTAGCGGAATTTCAACAAGAAGTTCCAACGATTCACAAAGCAACGCAAGGGTACGGCTACACGTACGCGGACTTACCAAAAATCTTTGAAGTAATTAACCCGTTACTAAAAAAGCACGGCTTAGGATTTACCCAATTGATACACGGAACGGATTTAATTACGATTATTTTTCACGTAGAAAGCGGAGAAACTTTAGAAAGTAAAACGGCAATACCGCAAAACGTACAATTAAAGGGAATGAATGATTTCCAAGTTTTTGGGAGTGCTTGTACCTACTTGAGAAGGTACTCATTATCAAGTGCTTTAGGATTAGTTACGGACAAGGACACGGACGCTGGTGGCGAACAAGTAAAGACCGAACCAAAAAACGAAGCTAAAAAGGTTGCTATTGATGATAAAAGATTAACAAAGGCAATTAAAGCAATAAGCGAGGGCGGTTACACAATAGAGGAACTTACAAAGACTTTTGAATTAACACCTGAACAATTAAAAACCTTAAACCAATGAAAATAAGATGCTCAGCAATAGGCAAAATAATGACGAACCCCAAAACAAAAGGGGAATCATTAAGTCAAACAACTAAAACTTACTTACAAGAATTAGCAGTTGAAGAAATTTACGGAATACGCAAAGAATTTAGTTCACGTTACACCGACAAAGGCAACGAAGTTGAAGAATTATCAATTGCACTTTGCAACGACGTTTTGGATTTAGGATTCATTTATAAAAACGAGGAACACTATTCAAACGATTGGATTACGGGAACGCCCGACGTTAACACGGACGAAATTTTACTCGATGTAAAATCAAGTTACGATGCCACTACTTTTCCATTTTTCGACACCGAATTAACAAATAAAATGTATTTTTACCAAATGCAAAGTTATATGTGGCTAACGGGTAAAAACGAAGCGCTTTTATGCTATTGTTTAATTGACACCCCTTTACAAATAGTCGAAGACGAAATACGCAGGGAGCATTGGAAGGCAAGTTTGATTGAAGAAAGTTTAGATTTAAGAGCGTTTGTACAATCAAAGCATACATTTGGACACATTCCAAAAGAAAAGCGAGTAAAAACGTTTAAAATAGCAAAAGACGATGCTATTATTGAGAATATCAAAACACGAATCGAAGAATGCCGAGAATATTATAATAATTTAATTCAAATACTATGATAATTTTACTATCAATAATTCTTGCCCCAGCAATTGTTTGGGGTTGGGTCTGCACTATTGCACTAACAATTAATTACTTAAAAAAATAAACTATGGAAACAAAGATTAACACGGGAGCAATTTTCAAAAACGACAACAAAAAATCGGAAAATCACCCAGACTACAAAGGCAAAGTAAACGTAAACGGCAAAGAAATGGAAGTTGCGTTATGGCTAAAAGAATCGTCAAAAGGTACTAAATATTTTTCGGCAAGTTTTAGCGAACCATACGTTGCAGAACGCAGACCAATTAACGATGAACAAGAAAACGATTTACCTTTTTGATATGAAAGCAACACTAAAATTTAACTTACCAGACGATGACTTTGAATTTAATTGTGCGGTAAAATCTTCAAAAATGTTTTTCGCATTAACTGAAATTAAAGACGAACTACGGGCAATTTTAAAACACGGAGAATTAAGAGATGACCAATACAAATTTATTGATAAGATGAACGAAAGGTTTCACGAAATTTTAAAGGAAAATGAAATAAATTTAGATTTATGTTAATAGACGATTATAGTTTACGCGATTGTTTACGCGAAGCATTAAAAACACGAACACGAAACCAAGTAGTAAAAGAAATAAAAGGTAAGGGGGAGAAGTTCCACCAATATAATATAGACCGATTCTTAGCTGGTAAAGACGTAAGTTTAGAAACCGCGAAGAAGTTAGATAAGTATATTTACAGACTGAAACTGAACTAAGTTTACACCCCTTTAATTAGGGGTTTTTTATTTAACAAACTTTTGTTGATAAGATTTTTTGTTACTTGTTTAAAAAATAAACATATATTTGATTAATATTTAAGCAAAGTAAAATTGGAGTGGATTAACAAAGTAGTGAAGCATCACAAAGAATGGGTTAAAATAGTTAATTCATTTGGGGAGTATTTCTTTGCCGAGGATATTGTCCAAGAAACTTATTTAATGCTTTTGAAATGGAGCAACGAAGATAAACTTTTCACAAACGGAAACTTAAACAAATCTTATGTTTGGTTAGCGCTCAAAAATACTTTTTTACAACACGTCAATAAAGCCAACAAAATGCAAAAAGTGGATTTAGATTCAATCGTTATGCTTCAGGACGAAGCGCCAGAAGTACAAAAACACGAATCATTTAATTCAATATTAAACCAAGTTGAAAACATAGTTGATGAATGGCATTGGTACGACCAAATGTTATTTAACCTTTATAAAGATTCCGATATGTCTATGAGAGAAATAAGCAAGGAAACAAATATAAGTGTTACGAGTATTTTCCACACGTTGAAATATTGCAAAACACGAATTAAAGAAAACCTAAAAGAAAATTACGAAGATTATAAAAACAAAGATTACGAACTAATAAATTAAATTATGGCAAAGAAAAAACTAACAAAAATTGACATTGAAGAAAATACAATTATCGAACCTACTGGATTAGGAGACACAATCGAAATTGTTTTAGAAAAAACGGGGATAGCAAAAGTAGCCAAATGGTTATTAGGCGAAGACTGCGGGTGCGAAGAACGAAAAGAAAAACTAAATAAGTTATTTCCATACGCAAAACCCAAGTGTTTAACTCAAGACGAATTTACTTACTTGACTACAACCAAAGTTTTAAACTCAAACGTTTTAATTCCAAGCGAACAACGGGAACTACTAAAAATTTACAACCGTGTCTTTTCACAAAGAAGGCAACCGACAAGTTGCGGGAGTTGTTTACGTGAAGTTGTAAACGGATTAAACAAAGTAGTAAACGAATACAAAGAAGAAAATGAAAGTTCTGAAGGTTAAAATTTCCGACATAAAAACGAACCCAAAGAATCCACGTTTAATAAAGGACGACAAGTTTAGAAAGTTAGTAAAATCTATTCAGGAGTTTCCGCAAATGTTGGAGCTTCGTCCGATAGTAGTTGACGAAAACAATATTGTTCTGGGCGAAGTTGGATTAAAAGAAGTTTATATTGTAAAGGCGGAAGACTTAACCGAGCAACAAAAAGACGAATTCATAGTTAAAGACAACGTAGGGTTCGGAGAATGGGACTGGGATATTTTAGCGAATGAATGGGACACTGAAAAATTACAAGATTGGGGGTTAGATTTACCTTTAGATTTAAGCGTTGAAGAATTAGAAGCAGAAGAAGACAACCACGAAATAGCAAGTGAAATAGAAACCGATATTGTTTTAGGCGACTTATTGGAAATAGGCGAACACCGTTTACTTTGTGGGGATTCAACCGATAGCGATTCAGTTGCTAAATTAATGAACGGAGTAAAAGCGGATATGGTATTTACCGACCCGCCTTATAATTTAGAAAACGAAAATTATCATTCAAATATTTATTTATTTACTGAAAACGCACATATTTTTGTTATGCACGACGATAAAGGAATAGTAAATTATTTAAGATTATCTAACTTAGAATTTTCACGTTTTTACGTTGCTAATTTTGGTTTTTCAAGTCCACGAGGAAATGACCCGTATTTATCGCACATTTTAATAAGTCAAGAAAAAAACGGAAAAGCAATACCACATAAAAATATGCACGACGGGTTTCGTTCTATTATTCCAATGGAATATAGGTTTAGATTAAAAGACGACAAAACGGAACATAAGCACCAAAAGCCTATAAAATTTATTTCAACGTTTATAGAACATTTTTCAAATAATAACGCAATAATTTTAGATTTGTTTTTAGGTTCAGGATCAACAATGGTAGCAAGCCACCAACTTAAACGCAAATGTTATGGTATGGAATTAGACCCGAAATATTGTCAAGTAATAATTGACCGAATGAAAAAATTAGACCCGAGTTTAGAAATTAAACGAAACGGCGAAATATTAAAATAAACAACGAGAATACAACAATCAAATGGCAAATAAAGATATAGAACCACGTTGGGAAAAAGGCGAAAGCGGAAACCCAAACGGACGA